GCCTAGCAAATACGACTTTTCTTAAGCGTTCGTTTGTTTATGATGAAGACGCACATTATTGGATGTGCCCCATTGAGTTAGATACGTTATTAGAAACGATCCAATGGACCAAGAAGGGACCTTTTATCGAGGACATTCCTCGTGATAAGGTTGACACTTTTATGCACGAACTTTCTATGCATCCCGCAGAAGTTTTTGATTATTGGTCCGGATTAGTGATAGATGCATCCCGCATTCATCTTAATTACACCCCACTCGTCACCGATCAACGCGAATTGCGCAAGATCGTGAGACATTGGGGCAGCTGACTCCTACTACCGACAACCAAAGTCGTTAAAATAACCTGGTTTCACTGGTTACCAGGGTGTGTTATACAATTCTCAGGCTATCAAAAACACACTCTAGGCTTTGGAACCTTAAAGCCCTTATGTATTTACATTTACTTTCAAGATGGGGCGGTTAACCACCAATATCTAGAAAACCTGAGCGGCGCATCATTGATTGGTTCATCACGATGCTCACCGTTAATCCGAACTCCTGCAGTCGAAGCCGGTCCAATGGACCTTAATCAAGTGCAACAAGATGTTTCGCGTAGTGTGAACAATATCACTACGTTTGACGAGTCTGTTGCAGTCCCAACGGTGACTAAAACAACTGAAATGCCCTTGTATAAGAGCATCAGTGACGTTAGTTACCGTTCCAATGTCGATGACATTAAGAGATTTTTGGAGCGACCAATTATTTTTAGAACTGGCACTTTCAATGATACTTTTGCTCCGTCTGCGGTCGTGCAAGACTTTGCCGTTCCTGGAGCACCGTTAACCGCCTCTATTTTCAGAGAGAAAATACGTGGTTTTCAGTTTTTCAGGGCTACTGCTATCATTCGGGTGCAAATAAATGTTAACAAATTTACTTCAGGTTGTTTGTTACTTTCATTTGTGCCCAATGGTGAAGCAGGTACTTTTGGAACAATGCGTAATAGAGATAGAACAGCTATTACTCATTTGCCTCATGAATTCTTGAACTTAGAACTTCAATCCGAAGCGATTATGGAAGTTCCTTATGTTTCTGAACTTTTGGGGTATTCATATGCTACCAATGTTGGCAATACTGGAACATTCTCTTTAACTACCTTTTCCCCTCTCCGTTACAATGGGGGGTTAGGCACAGTCGGTTACACCATCTACGTTTCTTTCAAGGACGTAGAACTTGGTGCACCCGACTACACTGCGCAAGCTGGTGGTAAAGGTAAGAATATTTCAGAGTCTGAGCTTGCAGTCGAAAAGCCAGGAGTAATTTCAGGACCTTTACATATAGTATCCAAGTCCCTAGGATTGCTTAACGACATCCCGTTGTTGAGTACCTATGCAGGTCCCGCAAGTTGGGTTGCACAAGCTTTAGCAGGTGCCGCCTCTTCTTTTGGCTTTTCACGACCCACTAGTCAAGCACCCAGTTTGTCTACACAACTAATTAGTTGTAATCAATTGAGTGTTTCTGATGGAGTTGATCATTCAAATAAACTCGCAACTTTTGCAAATAATTCTTTATCTATCCTACCCGGATTTGCGGGTTCTGACATGGATGAAGCCAGTTTTAAATATTTGTTAACCAAGTATATATTCTGGGTCTCATTCACACAGACAGATGGAGGCGCTGTTGGTACCAATCTTTATTCAGATGTGATTGAACCAATGCGAATTAAAACTTCGAGAACAGTTGCCACCAAGACAGTTTACAGTCCTGGAATTATGGCTTATATCGCGACCAATTTTAAGTATTGGCGTGGTTCGTTCCGTATTCGACTTCGTGCGATAAAGACTAATTTTCATACTGCGAGAGTTATGCTTATCTATAGACCCAACAATACGAATTCATCTGCTTTGTCATTTTTAGATGCTTCTTACATGATGAAAGAAATTCTAGATTTGACTAATGCTAGTGAATGGGAATTTGTTTTGCCTTATTTCAGTCGTACACCGTGGAAAGCTGTGCGCGACCTGAATGGTGTTGGTAATTTACCAGATACCACTTTGGGTTCAATTAACTTACAAGTGTTGAATCCTTTGGAGAATCCATCATCTTGTTCTAACACTATCGATTGGATTATAGATTTAGCTGCTCATGACGATTTTGAATTTGCATGTCCCACCTATAATCAATTTTGTCCTTTTATTGACGAAGTTTACAGTCCGCAAGCTGGCAAAGGCTCTGATATTCCGATCATTGGATCAGTCGAGCTTAGTTCTATGTCTACAGCTGCAGATGAGTTTTGTATGGGTGAGAAAGTCAATTCGATTTATTCACTTTTGAAACGTCCATTTTTAATCAGGCATTTTGTAAATTCCATGGTTGATAGTGGTAATGCTTTTAAAATGCAGCCTTTCTTTATTACAGCGATTAGTGATACAAGTATCCCGGCC